AGATTATACTGCTGATTACTAAGAATAAAAAAGTAGCAAAAAACTATATTAAACTTTTTTTGAGGAAAGATAATGGATAATATTAAATTACCTATAGCTTTAGTGTTAGCCATGGCCGTACAGCTTGCAGGTGGCGTTTGGTGGGTTAGTCAACAGGCGGCTACCATTTCAAACCTTGAAGAAACAGTAAATCAACTTGGGTCCAAGATGGCTATCGAAGATAACGTTAATCTTAGGCGTGACGTATTAGATAATTCTATGGAAATAGACTATGTATGGGGTGATATAGAAGAGTTATGGGATGAGTTAGATGCTTTAACCCGTACTATTTCTAGGATCACTGAACTACAGCAGCGTGTAGCTGTTATAGAGAATGAGCTAAAGTACATAAACCGTGACCATACAGATCTTATGGTTGATTAGTGAAGAGGAAAGAGGATGGCAGCAAAACCGAATAAAGGAAAAGCAAAAGTTAAAGTAACTGCTTCAGGTAAAAGAGTTAGTTATGGACAAGCAGGTAAAGCTAAAGATGGTAGCGCTAGAGTACAACCTAGCAGTAAAAAGGGGGATGCTTACTGTGCCAGATCTGCTGGACAGAAAAAGAGATCACCTAAAGCAGCCAAGGACCCTAATAGCCCCCTTAATCTGAGTCGTAAGAGATGGAAGTGTTCAGGAACTAAATCTAAGAGGTAACAGTATGGCTACAACTAAAACAAAGAAAGATGCTTGTTATAAGAAAGTAGCCAAGGCTATGCCCAAAAACTCTGCTTACCGATCAGGACATATGGCTAAATGCCGTAAGGTTGGAGCTAAAAATTACGGTAAGAGTAAGAGGAAATGATATGGCAGTACGTAAAACGGCTAAGGGCGCTAAGCTTAAACAATGGTTTAAAGAAGATTGGCGTGATGTTAAGACAGGTAGGCCGTGCGGCAGGTCTGGTAAAGATGATAAAAGAAAAAGCTATCCTGCTTGCAGACCTAAAGCGGTAGCATCAAAAGCAACTAAATCTGATGCAGCTAAGAAAACAAGTTCTAAACCAATTAAATGGTCAGTAACCCCCTCTGGAAAGAAAAGGAAAAAGTAATGGCGTATGCAAAAAAGAAAGTAGTTAAGAAAGCATTTAAACCCTGTGCTGGTTGTAAATCAAAAGCAGCCTGTACCAAGATGGGTAAATGTTTAACTAAGAAATAGTCTGGCACTAACTAAAAGTGCTACGCCAATCTCGTTACGTTGTTTATGCAGATGGAATTTCGCTACCTTAAGCTTAACACCGGGCAGGCGTCAGAGCTCGAGGTACTGGGTATAAACCATGCCCCGGGTTTCTTATTAGGAAACACTATGGATAACAAGAAGAAAGAAGCTAGGGCACAGTTGGAAGCCCTAAGAGAGTTAAAGAGAAGAAAAAATTTAAAAGAGTACTCTGATAACTTTGAAAAGTTTTCCTCAGATCAAATTAGAATTATTACTAAAGATGCTACTAAAGGTTTTGTTCCGTTTGAGTTTAATGAAGCTCAAACCATTATTAATGAAGCTTTAGAAAAACAAAGAAAAGAAACAGGTAAAGTACGAGCTATTATTCTTAAGGCTCGTCAACAAGGTATCTCTACTTTTTGTGCAGGGAGAGTGTTTTGGAAGACTTACTTTCAACAACACACCAGGTCTGTTGTGATGGCGCATGATAGTGCTACCTCAGATTCTCTCTTTTCAATGAGTAAAAACTTAATTAAGAATATGGAAAAGGGTTTACAACCCAAGTTAGAAAAGACTAACGCCAAAGAAATTGCAATTCAAACACCAGCTTACACAGACAAAGATGCAGTAGGGTCTTATCGACTCTATACTGCTGGGTCTCCTGAAGCTGGTCGTGGTACAACCCCCACTATATTACATGCATCCGAGGTTGCCTTTTGGCAGCATGATGCTAAGATTCTTGCGGGGCTATTTCAAGGTATATCTCAGGCCGATGGTACAGAAGTAATTATTGAGTCCACAGCTAATGGTGCTTCAGGCGAATTCTATCGTCTGTATCAGGCAGCAGCAGCAGGGGAATCTGATTACATCGCTATATTTATTCCGTGGTTTAAAACTGTAGAATATCAAAGAGAAGTGCCAGAAGAGTTTGAATTAACTTTTGAAGAAAAAGATTACAAAGAAAAATATGAACTAACAGATGAACAAATTTACTGGAGACGGTTAAAAATCGTTGAAGGTGGAGTAGACAAGTTTAGACAAGAGTATCCTGCTAACGCAGAGGAAGCCTTTCTTGTATCTGGTTCTTCTGTGTTTAACCCAGAAAAGATTAACTCTTTCCTACCAGTACAACCAATTGCTCTCAGACTATATAATGAAGACTTAGGTTCTTTTGATGACAGCCCACGGGGTAACCTTGAGATATGGATACCCCCGGACTGGAAAGATAACTATATTATCGGAGCAGATGTTGCTCTTGGAGTTAAACAAGATTACAGTACAGCTATTGTGTTAAACACACAGGGGCACATTTGTGCTATGTATAGAGATAACACAGTAGATCCTACACTCTATGGTGAACATTTGTTTTATCTTGGTAGGTACTTTAATAATGCTTTGTTGGCAGTAGAATCAAACAGTATGGGTGTTGCAACCCTGCAAAGACTCAAACAAATGAATTACATTAACATGTATTATGAAACTAAAGCTGCAAAGTTAAGCTCTGAAGAAGGACAAACCCCTGGGTTTAGAATGACACATGGTAGTAAACCTAGAGTAATCGGACAGTTAAAAAATGCGGTTGAGGAAGAAGATATTTGGATTCCCTCTAAGACTATACTATCTGAAATGAAAACTTATATATCTACCCCTTCTGGTAAAACAGAAGCTATTCAGGGTAGGAACGATGATACTGTTATGGCCCTTGCTATTGCTTGGGAAGCGTATAGAACTAACATCGATAAGTTATCAAATCAAAAAGTAGATTGGAGACAAAAGAATTTTGTTAATCGTAATAATGAGGAATGGATTTAATGGCCAAAACAAGTAAACAAATAGAAGAGATCAGACAGCGCATGATGCAAGATCCTCGTCAGGCTAACTTTGCTGAAAGCATGATTGACCCCAATACAAAAGAAGGTCAGGAAAAAATTAAAAAGTTTCAGGCGGCAGGGGTTAAAGCTGCTGCAGAAGCACGAAGACAAAAAAGAGAAAGAGATGCACGTATTGCTGCCAAGGCTGCTGAAATGGCAGAAACCTTGGAGGCAATTAATTCTGTAGCTCAAGATCCCCTTGATATAATGAAATTGTTAATGCATGAAGCAATGGAAGAGGGTGATAGAGAAGAAGCATTTAAGATTGCTAAAGAGCTGGGTGAGTATAAAGCACCTAAGAAAACTAGAGTTGAATCTGTTAATACAGACAGAGCTAGTGCTGATCTTAGTGTAGAAGAGCTAGAAGAGTTAGCACAACTTAAAAGAGACTTGGAGGGTAACTAATGGCTATTTACAAACCATCGAAAGGTGTAAAACAAAAGAATGGTAAAGTTTGGGATCCTACTCTTAAGTCAAAAAACTCTGCTACCTATGCTAGAGCTAACGAAGTAGAAATTAAAGAACCAGAGCTTGCTCGTGCTCACCGTGAAGAATGGCGGAAAGAGGGTAAAGACGGGCTGCACAGCTGAACCTCATGCTGTCCTTGGGTCCTGGGGTACCCGTGGTTCAAAAACCCCAAATAATTCTATACCCATGTGGGTTTGATTGATAGGAGGCCTATATGGGCGATTATATGACAGGTTACCGAGAGAAGGTAACTGATGAACAGCTGATAAGTTTGGTTTCCACAGGAGTAGCTAATTCAGTTGGTGACTTCTTAAACTCTTCTGAACTATCAAATGATAGACTACAGTCCACTTATGAATACGCAGGGCTTCCTGCTGGCCACCTCAAACCTAATGGTGTGTCTAAAATTGTATCTTCAGATACCACAGAAACTATTGAGGCGTACCTTGCAATTATTTCAGAACTTATGTTTAACAATAACAGGCTGGCAAAATTTAAGTCCTGGTCAGCTTCACCAGCCGCTATCGCTGCAGCTAACGATGCTTCTGACCTGGTAAACTACACTATCTTTAAAAAGAATAACGGGTGGGAGCTACTCAATACGTGGGTTAAGTCTGCCTTGTTGTGGAAGAACTCTGTTATCCGTTGGGACTTTGTAGAAGATATATCTACTAAATTCGAAGAGTACGACTCCCTTACTGAGGAAGCACTAGACCTTAAACTGGCAGACAAAGACGTTGAAGTAGTAGGTGAATTAAATTTTAATCCTATGACTAATACTTACGAGGATGTAAGACTAAAAATATCTTATGATATGTCTCGTGTTAAGATTGAGAATGTACCACCAGAAAACTTTTTGATTTCAAGAGATGCAAGCAGCATTGAGACTGCAGCATTTGTAGGCATTCAAGTAGAGATGTCACGCTCAGATATCCGTAAGATGTATCCTGATATTGCAGAAGGACTTGAAGACTGGTCGGTATTACCCACTACTTCGGAAGATCATACTGTATATTCTCATGACGTAGCAGTACGTAAACGGGTTACAGGACAATCTTACTGGCAAGGAATGACAGATGCCGATGATGCTCTTGAAGCTAATCGTAACGTAGCAGTAACAGAATGCTGGATGGAAGTAGACCGTGATGGTGATGGTATTGCAGAATTAAAACACTTCATTGTGGCCGGAGATATTATCCTGCACGAAGAAGACTGTAACTATGTTCCTCTTGCTTCTCTCAGCCCATTTGAAATTCCATACGAATTCTTTGGTTTGTCTGTAGCAGATATGACACGTTCAACCACCCTTACTTCCACTGCAATCCTGCGTGGTTTTGTTGAAAATACTTATCTTACTAACTATTCTCCTAAGCTGGCAGATCCTAACGTAGTAGACTTTTCTGCACTGCAAAATCTAAGACCCAAGCAGATCATTCCTACAAACGGAAATCCGCAGGGAGCAGTATCTGATCTACCCCCAAGCCCTATTAGTGCTGGTACAGTTCCTTTGTTACAACACTTACAAGTTCACAAAGAACAAGCAACAGGTATGTCTAAAGCTGCACAAGGACTTAATGACGAGCTATATGTTTCAGGTAACAGTGAAATGAAGCTAAGCCAAGTAATGAATGCAAGTCAAAAGCGCATTCAACATATTGCCCGTAAGTTTGCAGAAGGCGGGTTTAAAAGACTATGTGAGGGTGTATTTAAAACTATACGTGATAACATGGATGAAATTACCATCATGTCTGATCGCAGAGGAGAAATCCTTGATGTAGATTTAAAGAACCTTCCAGAGTGTATTGAGCTTGAAGTAGATGTTAACTTGGGTGAGAACTCTAATGCTAACAAAAGAGACAAGTTAATGCTGGTTGCTTCTCAATTAGTTCCTATGCTTAAGGAAGCAGGAGCAGGAAGTATGATTAAACCAGATGCCATTGCAACTATTGCTTTTGACTTACTTAATACTCTAGACTTGAGACCGGAAAACTATTTGCGAGATCATACTACAGAAGAGTTTATTAAAGAAGCAGAGCAATTACAGAAAACCGCAGCCGAACAAGAGGCTAAGATTAAAGAGATTAATAACCGTGTTGAAGAATCTAAAGCTAAACAAGCAGAAGCTAACTCTGTTTACACTAAAGTTCAAGCAGATAATTCGCTTCAAGATAACATTAGGCAAACAGCTATTGCGCTTGATCGTCACAGTCAAGAATGGGCTCGCCTTAAAACTGCCGCTATTAAAGCGGAAGTTCCTCCTGAGCATTTACCAACTCCGGGAGATATGGACGAAATCATGATGAAAGCTGCTGAGATAGTTAAATCTATTGAGGCTGCCCCATCAGGTAACGATAACCAATCACTAGATGAAATGGTTAGGAAAATGGGAATTGATCCTGCTCAAGCAGCTCAAATCCTACAACAAGCTATCGGAGGAGGTGGGCAATAGCCCCCTCTTCTACCGCACCTCTACCCGAAAGGATGATGTGCTTATAAGGTAAATTATGGAAAAGTACAGAGAATCAGGTGAGAAGAGGATGACTAAGAAGGTGCATCCTGATCGTTTATCACAAATTGCACTACAAGAAGCAGAGTTTGCTGCACACACTCGTAATAGCTTCTTTGATTCAGCCTACGGAGATATCCTAGTGGATTTCTTTATTGAGTGGCTGAAGACAGAACCTCACGAAAGTAAAAGTCGAGAGCACTTATATGCTTGTTCTATGGCGCTTGGAAGCGTTAAAGAAAAGTTAATTAGTATCGAAACTAAAGGGCGTAATATTCCTATTATGGAAACGTTAGGTGAGGACAAAAACAATGATTAGAAGCAGTAGAGAATCAATAGATAAAGTAGTGAGTAACATTGAATCTTCAATTGACTACTTTATTAACCAACATATCGCAGACATTAATGGTTCGGCTCGTATTAGAAACGACGCCAACATTGTACGGGGCCTGGTCGAATATCGAGCTGCCTTGCTTAGTCTGCAAGAAGAGTATACTCCTAAAAAGAAAAGAGGTAATCCCAACTTTGGGAAAGATAACCCTTATCTTAACAAAACGGAGGACAATGAATAATGGCTGAAGAAAATAATTCTACCCAAATGGATGACGTATTAGATAACAGCAGTTCTGAAGATCAGATGCTTGCCGACATTCTTAATAGATCGGAAATACTCCAGGAAGCTGGTGTAGTTCCTTTCCCCGAAGAATCTCAACCCGAGCCTGAATTGATGGACTCAGAAGAAACAGGAACAGATGAAGACCTTGAAGACCCTGTAGATTCTGCCGAATATGAAGATGATGTTGAATCAGATGATGAAGAAGAGGAAGACAGTGAAAAGGAAAACGGAGATGCTGAGGCTACCGAAGTTGAAACTTATGCACTGGATGACTTGGAAGACATTATGGTTACCCATAAAATTGATGGAGAAGAAGTTACTTTGCCTCTATCAGATTGGATTGCTGGTTCTGCTACCAAACAACATCTCAGCAAACAAGGTCGTGAAATTGGGGAGGCTCGTAAAGCTTTAGAGCAAGAGCGAACCCAAAAACTAGGTGAAATAGAAAACTTAGCAACAATTGTAGCTAACGAAGTTTACACTGAAGAAATGAATCATCAGAAAAAGTACCATGATATCTCTCAAAAGCTGGCAACAGCACAAAGAGAAGGGGATACTTATGAGATTGGTGAGCTACTTCAAGAACAAACTAAGGCTCAAACTGAATATTGGAATGCCCGTAACAAGAGAGAAACACTCGCAACTCAGGTACAACAACAGCGGCAGCAACTACAACAACAGCAATTTCAAGAATCAGTTAAACACTTTAATGATACTATCACTAACATTATTCCTGACTGGGACGAGACTATTCAACAATCTGTGCGTGAATTCGCATTGGAAGAAGGCTTGCCCGAAGAATTAATTAATGTGGTATCAGATCCTCAAGTAGTAAAATTTGTGGATGAGTTTAGACGATTAAAGAAAGGTATTGAAAGTGGCGCTAAAAAGCGTGCTAAATTACCTGCCAAGAAAATGCCTGCTAAGAAAGCTCCTTCACCAACTAAACGTAAACAAAACAAGGAAGCAACAGTTAAGGCTCGTGCATTCAAAGAGAATGCTTCTCCCGAGGATCAAATCGAGTTTTTGAAAAAGTTTGCTCCCACACGATAAGCCAATATTCGGCTAATATATAGGTATAAATAAAATGGCAACAGGACGTTATGGCACCTCAGGTGCATCAACACAAGCGGCTAACGCAGTAGGCAACCGCTTTCCTTCCGGCGCATCAAGCGCAGCAGTCTCCGAAAAAGAGGATCTGGCAAACTTTATCTCGATGATTACTCGTGATGAAACACCTTTCATGTCTTCTATCGGCAAAACAAAAGCTACTGGTATTTACCACGAGTGGCAAACAGATGAGCTCAAAGCTCCAGGTAACTCTCGTGTTGCACAAGGTGCTGACTTCGATGCAGTTACTCCCGATGGCCGCACTACTACTGGTGGTGATCACGGTGCTGGCGGCGGTGTAGTCCTTGCAGACGCTGATCGTAACCGTTCACGTCTTGGTAACTATACACAGATCAACGCTAAAACAGTTGCAGTCTCCGGCACTAAACGTGCAGTAGACCAAGCTGGCGTTGCAGATGAGTATGCTTATCAGTTGAAAAAGCGTGGCACAGAAATGCGCCGTGACGTTGAAGCTGACTTGATTCACTCGCTAAACGTATCTACTCCAGGTTCCGCATCCACTGCAGGTACAATGGCTGGCGTATTCTCTTGGGCTTCCAACGTTGTTAACGTTGCCTCCACAGATGCGGTTAACACAGCTGCTCGTATTTCTAACGCAGGTGTTACTGCTGCAGAAGCAGGTATTGGTTCCAACAACTTTTCAACAGAATCCACAACCTCAAACGTAGGTGAACTTGAGTTGTCTCATATTGATGAGATCATGCAAACAATCTACGAAGCTGGTGGTAAAGCTACTCGTGTAATGCTCTCACCAAAGAACCGCCGTACATTTTCTGCAAAAGCAAATGCTACAGGTTCTAACGTACGCCGCAACATCGATGAGTCTGGTAAACTGCGTCAAGCAGTAGACATCTATATGTCTGACTTTGGTGACGTTATGGTTGAACCAAACTACATCATGGGCCTTGCTGCAACAGCAACAGGCACAGGTGGTACTTCTGCTGATGCAGTATCTATTCAAGATGCTTTTGCATTGGTATACGATCCAATGTGGTTCAAAATGGCTACTCTTCGTCCAATGCAGGAAGTTGACGTAGGTCAAAACGGTGACTCCACCGTAGGTATGTTCGTTGAAGAAACTACTCTTGAATGTTCTAACCCTAACGCTTGGGGTGTAATCGCTAACATCGGCGCTTAAACTTAGGAAAGGGGGCACCTTCGGGTGTCCTCTTTTACTATAGGAGTAATCAATGCAAGTTAAAATTACAGCTAACGCCAATGCCCTGGTGCTTGGTACTGATACCCTTATTGCTGCAAACAATGAGCTTTATTCTAAACTAGAAACATGTCATGTAGAAGTAAATCCCTCTACAGGAAAAATTGTTAAAGTACACTTAGATCGTCCAGGAAATAATCACTATGACGTATTAATTGGTACTACTGCAGGGACAGTACATAGAGTACAAGTGGGAGAAATTACAACAAGCGGAGGCTTTTGTACATATTTAGACTCTCTATAAATTAAGGAAACAGCATGGCAAAATGGACACACTCCTCAGTAACAGGAGACCTTACAGGTCAATTGATTACTGATACTAATGGTGAAAATATTTGGAAAGTTGAAGGCAACATTTCAGACACCATTGAAGAAGTTAAAAAAGAAAGAGAAGCAGGACGGAATAGGAAGTCACACTATCAAAAAATGTGTTCTATTCCTAACGTAATCGTATTAGAGCTTAATACAAAATATAACCTGGATATACTAGATCCAGAGTTTATGCATGATCCTGCTAAGAAAAAGAGATTGGTTTATTTGTTGAAAACAGAATATCCAGACTTACTAGTAATGACATAGAGGTTTATTATGGCTACATACGTAGAATTTGTAGGATCTGGTGATTTCACTGGTGATAACGCAGGAATGATTAGGGACTGGGCTAACAGAGATGTTTCAGTTCTTTCTAACTCAGTGGTAACCCGGTGTTTCGAGTATGGAGCCGATAAAGCTTACAGGACACTACGTGTACCTCCATTAGAAATTACTAGACTATATGATGTAAACGGAACACAGGAAGAAATAGATGCCGCAGGTTCTCTAGATACTCCAGACTTGGGACCAAGTGCTTTTCTTGGTGGTGGTTCGGTTTTATCTATCAGGGCACCTGTAGATCTTATAGAAATTATATACATTAGAAATGCAGATACAACTACAAAAAACCCAGGTATTGTATACAACGAAAAAGTAGATGTAAGAACATTTAACGATGGTTTTGGTCGTACCAAAGATTTTTACTTTTATACCAGAGTAGGCAATGAACTAAAACTTCATGGCAACTTTAAACGTGGAGATACAGTAGAAATTCATTACTACCGAAGACTACCTGCTCTTAACGCTACTTACTCTGGTACTTATAATAACTGGAAGTCAGGTCTGGGTACTTTAGATATCGGCGGGGTAGCAACAACTTACTCCGCAGCAGTAGATAAAACAGAAGCTTCCTTTGATACCAGGCTTGCAGAAGATGCTAATTACTGGGTAGGAAGTGAAGCAAGTCATTGGCTTAGAGATGAGAATGAAAGAATAATTTTATTTGGCGCACTACTTGAAGTATTTATATACTTGAATGACAATGAAGAAATACAAAAATATCAGGCTTTGTTTGACAAAGAATTAAAAGAATTAAATCAAGAAGAAATTACCCGTAAAACAAAGGGCGGTAATTTAGCAATGTCATTTGCTCACGACAACTTACTCTAGGAGGACAACATGGGATTTAGAGACCAGAACAACAAAGTCGCCCCCATTGATGATGGTGGTAATTTTGATACTGATACCAATGTAAACTCTGTTACTTCTACCAGTGAAGCTGCTGCAAATGCTTTGCTTGCTGCAAACCATGCGGAAGACGCTCTTGCTGCTAAAATAGCGGCAGAGTTAGCAGAAACAAATGCTGAAACAGCTGAAACAAATGCTGAAACAGCTGAAACAAATGCAAGTACAAGCGCAACTAATGCCGCTACATCAGAAACAAATGCTTCTACTTCGGAAACAAATGCGGCTGCAAGTGCTTCTGCCGCTGCTTCTTCGGCAGCAGATGCTCAGTCTTCTGAGGATGACGCTGAAGTATCAGAAACAAATGCAGCTAACTCTGCGGCTGCTGCCCTTGTTAGTGAAAATAATGCAAGCACTTCGGAAACTAACGCAGCCGCAAGCGCAGTAACTGCAGCTACTCAAGCAGGAATTTCAACAACCAAAGCAGGGGAAGCTTCTGTAAGTGCAGCTGCTGCTCTTGTTAGTGAAAATAATGCAAGTACTTCGGAGACTAATGCGGCAGCAAGTGAAACTAATGCAGCTACATCCGAATCCAATGCGGCGGCAAGTGCTGTATCTGCGGAAACTGCAAAGACAAACGCAGAAACTGCGGAAACAAACGCAGCCACCTCTGAAACTAACGCAGCCGCAAGTGCTGTTACTGCCACCACACAAGCAGGTATTGCAACCACCAAAGCAGGAGAAGCATCAACAAGCGCAACCAATGCGGAAGCATCTAAAGTCGCTGCTGCTGCATCTCAGGTTGCTGCAAGTAATTCTCAAATTGCTGCAGCCACAAGTGCATCTTCAGCTGCTGCTGTATTTGATCAGTTTGATGATACCTACTTGGGCAGTAAAGCTTCTGAACCAACCGTAGATAATGATGGTAACGCTCTTGTAGTCGGTGCTCTCTTTTATAACTCCTCAACACAAGGTATGTTTATTTGGACAGGCACTGAATGGGTTGCTGCTTCTGCAGCAGGAGGAGCTTCTCTTAACAACTTTAGTTACACTGCTACTGCAGGCCAAACTACCTTTACTGGTTCAGATGAGAACACTAATAACCTTTCGTACACGGTAGATAACATTATTGTTACTTTAAACGGTGTTGTACTGGAAGGCGGTGGAACAGATTATACTGCCACTGATGGTAGTTCAATTGTACTAACTTCTGGCGCAGCTCTCAGTGATGAAGTCAACATTGTTGCATTCAAAACATTTACTACTGCAGATATGGTATCTTCCGCTAATGGCGGTGCATTTCAAGGCAACGTGGATTTTAATGCAGGCATAGATGTAACCGGAAATATTACAGTTACAGGTACTGTTGATGGTGTTGATGTTGCAGCCTTTAAAGCTTCCTATGACTCTTTAGACTTAGACGGTGATTACGTAAATTCTACTGGCGATACCATGACTGGTGATCTTGCGTTATCTGGCGCTGACGTAACCTTTGGCGACAGCGACAAAGCCATCTTCGGCGCAGGGTCTGACCTACAGATTTACCATGAT